CTGCCCCAATCGTAATAACTGGTCGCAGTCCCTATATCTCGATAATTACTACCGCCATCGGCTTGGTGCATCATGTAGCCGTCATCGGCTAATGGACCATAACCTGATACTCCTACGATCAGACTCAGTCCACTATTTGAGTCCACTGCATTATTAGTGGTGTAACTTGATCGATAATGGCCACCAGCAATTATCTTGTATTGCGATACTTCTCCGTACCAAGTTGCACCATTGGCCTGATATGCTGAAACCTCAAACGCATCTGTGTTTGTAAAATCGTTATCGTTGTAGGAACTTGCTGTGCCTATATCAACTGCGTAAGGCCAGCTACTCCCATCATAACTTTTTTGAATTATAAATCCGTCAAAGTAAATCGACGCTGCTGCGATGCTCGTTATATCAATAGTAAACTGAGTACTGCCATCATTGATGGTATCGGTAAAACTTGCTGAATAATAAGACGAGGTGGCAACACGAGTTCCGCCAACGCTTTTGTAACAATACAATCGATAATAAATCGTTTGGCCGTTACAAATATAATTTCCTGAGCCCGTGTTTTGCGACACCGTAGCAGTCGAAACATAACCAATTTCAGTGAATGATATAGTTAGAGGGTTGGGAGAACTTGGTCCATAAATGATGGTTGAAGTTAGGGATGTAGGCGTAGTTACTGGAACATCTTCTACTAAGGTTGCAGATAACCCAGTTGGCGCTGCAATTTGCAATCCTGATGCGCCAGTCACGTGTAAAGGAGCTTGTGGCGAAGTACGCTGAACTCCTGTTAATCCTTGGGCCTTATCATAAACAACTTGACTGGCCCCACCAAAAGAACCGCCATCATTAAATTGCACCTGAGTGTTTGAACCACCAGGCGAACCAGTCCAATCAAAACTTCCAGTGAAAGGATTAAACTTGTATGGCATTAACTTCTCACGACACTAGTCAAATTGCCGCTTGTATATCCGAGCGTCAGTGTGACAACGGTTACACTATTTAGTTTGTAAACTACACCAGTTAAATCAGTTCCGGTATAAGATAATACAATTTCATTATACGGTTGATTAACTAGACCAGCGACAATCTCCTGATAAACAGATCCATTCTTTATGGTTGTTGCTACAGGAATATCAGGATTAACACTTCCAGCAGAGTTGGAGACTACTGTACTCATGGCGTTACATCCTCAATATCAATACCGATTGGATTACCCTCAGCATCAGTAATAATCTTGCCTCGACGCTTAGTCGCACGAACCGGGGCTTTTTCAATCATCATTGGTTTATCAGTCTGTACTACGATTGGAGCCTGACTTGGCATTTTGGACAGAGTTTCCATATGTAGACGAACTCTTTCGAGTGACTGCTCTTGTGCGAGCCGTCTTTCTTCCATCAGTTTTTCTGACTCAGAAAGTTTAACTCGCATCTGTTCCAGCTCTAGTTTCTGAATTTCTAGAATCTGACCCATGCGGTTAGCTTCTTGCTGAATTGCATGTTTAGCATCAGCCGCATCAGTCATAGCCTGTACTTTTAGCATGTCTACCTGAACGGCATTGGCCTTTATCTGGGCCTCTTGCTGTGCAATCGATAGTTCTTGTTGCGCTATGTACTCTTCAAATTGTTGCTTCTGAACAAGCATTTGAGCATCGAGCTGGTCTCGCTGCATCTTTAACTGCTGGTCCTGATAAGCCAACATATTCTTGTCATGCTTATCCTGCATTTCCATTTGAGCTGATTGAATTCGCGCCTGAGCCTCAATCTGAGCAATTTGCATCCGTCCTTGCATTTCCAAAGTTTTTGGATCTGGCGGTGGGGGTTGTTTTGCCGCTTCTTCTTTGGCTTTGGCAATATCACCAATCTGTTGCAAGGCTTTGACAAAAATACCGTCAAGTTCTTTACCGCCCTTGTAACGCTTAATTACGTTTTGGAACAGATTGATTGAGAACTCTAATAAAGGCGGATACTGCTCAATAAGTGCCCGCATTTGATTAAAGAAATCGCCGCAGGCCCCCATCAACCTTGCCCCATCTGCTTGGTCTTGGGCCTGGTCAATAGCAACCATACTATCGGAAGCTATTTGAATCCTGTAACAGAACTCATCCTCATTTCGGAAAAACTCCATGATTTGCTGTTTCATCATCTGAAGAATCATGGCTGGGTCTGGCTGAGGCATTGGAGGCGGTGCCATAGGAGCCATACCTGTATCACCTGATGGCATACCCTCTGGACTTGGCATCTCAGGTGGTGGAGGTGGTGCTGGCAATAATGGAGTTAATAGTTGGTCAGCATCGCCAGTGTTAAAAATACGCTCGCCATCAAACTGAGTTGCTATAATTTGGCCTAGGTTGGCGATAGCGTCAGAAATGAACTTACAGAACATGTTCTGACGAACAATTAGACCAAGACTAGACCACTGATTTTCTAATCTATTGGCCGTAGCAGTTTTGTACTCTTGGCTGGTACCACGCAAAAGGTCTGATACTTTCAAGGTTTCATACAACTGTTGAAGCGCTGTTTGTCGTGCTGCTTGCAAAGTTTGAAGTGCATTAACGTATGGCTCAATAGGCATAAACTCTATTGAGTTGAGTAAACCGCCTCTGGACTTATAAGACGGCCAGTTAATAGTTGGCACCATCTTTAAGTCGCCAATCATCAACTGTTCTATCTGACTACCAAGGGCTGAGTCATAAGCAGCATTGGTTCGTATGGCCTGTGTAACGGCGTGTATACGGGTTGTAAGGCGCTCAATTTCCAATACCTGGTCTTTGACATGGCTATAGTCTGAAACTGGTATAACTGAATCTGGGTCTTGGCTTTGAGCTATAACGACACAAGGATAAAACTTTTCAAAATCTATAGGTGGCTCTGACTCTTGGATGATTGTGTCTTCGTTATTCTTATGTAGCCAATAAACTTTTTCGGCTTCTTCGCACCAGATTTCGTATACTTCAGCCTTTCCCTCATACTTTTGGCGGTCACGGTTGAAATCCTTTTTAATTGCTTCTGGGAAAGAATCGTATTGGAGTTTGTCTGCAATTTCTGTGCCAAATAGGTTTTCAGCTTGGCTGCGAGATAAAAACGCTCGTCTTGCTCGCCACTCTACTTCTGCTTCATTTCTAGCGTCTGAACAGAGGTAGTCGTTATACTGAACGATTTCTAATACTGCTCGTTCTTCCTTTTTGCACTCACAGGCAATACTACCAATAAAGGTATTACCTGGACCTGGTTTAAGACCGCCTTCTTCGCCAGAATATGGTTCTCCCTCAGCATCAACGTATGTGCCTTGGTCTGTAAAGAAATAGGCCAATTCTTTCATTTCTGTTTCAGTTTCTAGCTCATAACGAGCCCAAATGACGGCTTGGCCGGTAAGCAGAAATTGAAGAGCAGCATTGTAACCAACCTGGTCAAAACTAAACTCTTGGTCCATTTGGTATTGAAGATTACGCTCTAAAAGGACGGCTGATGTTTCATGCAGCACGTTTCCTGCTCGTTTACGGAGGTTTACTTCTGCCTTAGGAGTAGAAGAATAATAAGCAGGTAAAAGAGTATTAACGCAGTACCACCAGACATTTAGTCGCCGTTCTGTATCTCGTAAAATTCCTACATCTTTTTGAGCATTATAAATGCGAATCGATTCTTCAGCGGCCTCAATAAATTTCTTTCTTCTTTCTTCAGCCAGGGTGATCTGGCTTCTCCAATAACGTGCGGAAAATCGTTCTGTCATTGGTTTAATTTTCATATTTGTGGCCTATTTGCTTTTTGTCTCATCTGAGCAATATACGATTGAAGTTTAACAATACCTTTGTTGAAAACGTCAGGCGGCTGTTCCCATTTACTATCAATCAATCGACCTTTGCAAAGGTAGCGCAGGGCATCACAATTATGAGACACAATGCCGTTACCCAGAACAAAAGTACTTGTATTAGGTACGTTTAGGCAATAGACATCTTGCGGGTCTTGGCAATAAGAGATGGATTTAATCGTCTTCGCCTGGCTTTCATCTTGCAGTTTTGGTGACAATACTTGGCTTTCCAATCCATGTGTTTTTTGGTTTGAAATTCGGCCCCACAAAACTCGCAATTTTTTGTAATAATTGGAATTGATGCTGCTACCATTTTGGCATGTTTTGAGTGCCATTCCCTGCCTTGAAGAGACTTGTGCCAAAATCTTGCAATTGGAACTGCATGGGTAATTACATTCTTTCTTGCAATTTCTCTGCGTTCCGCAGTCATGTGATTTGATAGGTGTATTTTTGAATTCAATAACTCTAAGTTTTCTATTTGATTGTTGGCTCTGTTTTGGTCCTTGTGATGAACATGAAACCCTTTGGGAATTGCGCCATTGAAGTATTCCCAAACCTTTCTGTGTAATCGTCTTGAACCAGGAACATGCTTTTTTTGAGATGAAAAATAGTATCCGCAACGGTAGTATTTTACTCCGTCGAATTCCTGACATGTGTCTGAAATAACCGTAACCTGCATGTGTAACGCAGCGTATCAGATCGTTAGAGGTTAAAAAAGCTGCTTGTTTAAATGTTCCATCGACTAATTGGAACCTGTGGTCTGGGGTACAGGTTACCTGTGAATTGTCGTCAAACGTAAGTGTAATAACTTGCGTTTGTTTACGAGTTAGCGCGCCACAGGCTTCCTGATAATAACCATCATGCGACAAAACATAGACAGCAAAATTGCCACATAAATCTTTAATTGGAACAAGACCAATATCAGTTCTAATTAGGGTATTGCCGACCAAGCAGGCGTGATCGTCGCCGGTGGAATCCACGTCTTCTGGCCGACGCTTGTCAATTGCCAATGAGGGTAGTGTTTCCAACAAATATGGACAGTTGGCAAAAATATACAACAAAGGTGGGTTATTAACCAACCTCTGTCTTATCTGAGCCCACCCTGAAATTCGGTCATTGTCGGCTGCTTTGAATGGTGGATGTTTGTATTTGGAGAAAGTATTAGTGAGTTGATCGTTAATACTAGGGCCACCATCGTGTTTAAAAATGGAAGGATCTGCAAACCCTATTGGATTTTCTCCCACGGAAAGGCTGGCGATTCTGTTGGCTTGCTCGACGTTGTCAACTCCTTTGCCAGATAACTCTCGATAGATGACAATGCTTCCTTTTGGATACGGTACTTCCGTACCATGATCGTCCCTTCCAGAACTGACAGCGCCCCAGACAGCAGCGAAAGGAGAACGAAAACCCCAGTCATAACCCAAGTAACGGGGCCAATGTTTAGGTACATTGAAAGGCTTAACAATATGGCGACTAGAAAACTCTGGAAAGTAACTGCCTTCATGTATTTCAAAATCTCCCTCTAACCAGGCTCGGACCAACTCCGGTGAGCCTACCATGTGTAATCTGTTTATATAATCTGGGTCTTTTGCTAACAGTATTTGATTATCCGTAACCCTACTGGGTATGTAGATGTAATCAAAACTAGCACCGTTAGGCAGCATCTTTTTAAGAATGGTCATGCCTTTTGGAGCTGGCTTAATAAACAACTCTTTAAGCCAACTATGACCTACACCACCAGGGTTGAATGTAAGTATGATTTGACCCCCGTGGCTGCCTCGTAGCGCTCCAAATAGTTTCCAGATAGGGGATGGGTCAGCATAGTTGCCCGCCTCTTCTATAGCGCAATCTGACAGGTTTTGACCCTGATATTTCTCGGCGTCACTATCATCGCCCAAAGGACGAAATCGAAGTCTACCGCCAGACGTAAAAGTAAACTGCTTCTTCTGGTCCTG